AAGTTTTTTAGTAAGAGATTTACTGTATTACCAACAAGATATTCCTATTGGGACAGTGATTTCGGGAACTGAAGAAGGAAATGGTTTTTACGGTAAAATGGTACCTAGGTTATTTATACACAATGAATATAATACTGCTATTATAGAAAACATATTGAAAAGACAAAGAACCGTATTGAAACAAATTAAAAAAGAAATGGAAACATACAAGCGAACCACAATTGATCCTCGCGCTTTTGTTATCTTAGATGATTGTCTTTACGATAACACTTGGTCTCGTGACAAAATGATGCGCCTATTGTTCATGAACGGACGTCACTGGAAAATCATGTTAGTAATTACGATGCAGTATCCTTTAGGTATTCCTCCAACACTACGAACAAATATTGATTATGTTTTCATTTTAAGAGAGAATTATATAGCAAATAGACGTCGTATTTATGATAATTATGCTGGTATGTTCCCAACATTTGAATCTTTTTGTCAAGTTATGGATCAGTGCACAGAGAACTATGAATGTTTGGTAATAAATAATAATGTAAAATCAAATAAATTGCAAGACCAAGTATTTTGGTATAAAGCAGAAAATCATAACGACTTTAGGTTGGGTTCAAAAGAATTTTGGGAATTGTCTAAAAATTATAATTCAGATGACGAAGAAGAAAAATATGACCCAAATGCTAATAAAAAGAGAGGTAATGGACAAAAAATTAGTGTCAAAAAAACCAAGTGGTAAGGTAAATAAAATTTTAAACCAATTAAGAATAAAAATTAAAATGTAATAAATATAAACATTAGTATTTATATTTATACTATGGATGTCAATAATAACAATAACAACAACACCGCTTTTGTTTTATTAACAGATCAATCATATTTTTACAAAGCAGCTGTTACAATAAATGATTTAAGAACAGTCGGTAATTGGAACGGAGATATTGTGCTGATTACAATTGATTTTGATTTAGAAGATAGCTACAAGTCGCAAAACAAGATAATTGAAAAGAGGTTCCCTTTAATAGACAAAACTCATCTTTTGAATGAAATTGGTCCCAATGGGTTTTCTAACAGTGACAAAAGAGAATTGAATAAATTAAATCAATGGGAAAAATTGCATGTTTTTGATGATTATTTTTTAGAATGGGAAAGAGTAGTTTTTTTAGACGCAGGATTACGTGTATTAGAAGACGTTAAATACGTTTTAGAACTTGATTACCATAACTCTATTTTAGCTCCAAATGATGCATCACCCAATTTTAAAAGCGATCAAATATTTAAACATCAATTGAGTTATGATAATGAAGAAAAAATAGAACTTATCAAATGTGATTTTGGAAATGAAATATTTGATTCATATCATATGTTGAACTGTATGTGGGTTTACGATACAAGTATTTTGAAAATATGCAATAAGAACGAATTGTTAAATGCTATGAATAAATATACTCTATGCAAAACAAATGAAATGGGAATAATGAATCTGTTATTTCATTTCAAATATAAATTATGGAAAGAATTTCCATTAAAGGCTTCAAATGGTAAATACTTGTTTGAATGGTGCGAATTGAATCATAGTTTTTACACTACATGGAGGGATTATTGTTTTATCAAATATCCTCTTACTATTGGATTACATGAAATTCCAGAATTGTAAATAAAATCACATAGTAAAACCCACTAAGTAAAATATAATATCTGAGTATTTGAAGGTTTATAGTAAGTCAATTCATTTGCTATATATGAATCTTTAATATTTTGTAAGCTAAAAACTCTATAACAAAATACACAATCTTCTTTTGTGTAAAATTCGGGTTCTTCAGGAAATTGTATTTGGTTAAAAATAGTTTGTTTTATTGAAACATGTCCATGATGTATTTTATCATTCGTATTATGATAAATTTTATGCGTAATGCAACCAGATTGACATTGTTTTAATGAATTAGCTCTTATATCAATTTCATCAGTTTCTAATTTTTTTGTGATATTATCAAGTATTTCAATATTATAATAATTATGTAAAATAATATCACTGTCATGTTCTTGAAATGCCTTTAATAATATTTCTATTCTTTGGGGATGCATTATATCGTCTGCATCTATAAAAGTTATATAATCCATATCTGATAATTTAGAGGCAGCTATATTACGATTTTGCGCAGCATTTTTTTTTTCTTCACTGGTAATTATTTCTAAAGAAAAGGTATATTGTTGGAGTTTTTCAAAATAACATTGGAATTCAAAATCACTCTTTTTGGTTGAAGAACAGCTAACTACTACTTTGTTTGGAATGATTGTTTGGTTTTGAATAGAATCAAGTAATTTAAAAAGCGGGTCAATGTGACCTATGTAAGAAGGAATTGCGACGCCTATTTTCATAATATAATTATAACAGTTATAATTATATTATTCATAAAATATTTATATATTATTTATAAAATATTTATTATACATTTTTGATCGGTATAATTTTATCTAATCCACCTCTTCCATACCGTCTTTATTCTTTTTTATTGCAAACGGACCACTGATTAATTCACTTTGTCCATAATCACTTTTACCAACAACTATATTTTCACCTTCAAATAATTCTGCACGAATATCTGCTGCAGTGATTGATTCACTTTCATCATTATTTGTAAAACTACCTTCTTTGGTACTCATGTTATTAATACCAATAAGATTTCCAGCGTCATCAATACTTTGGGTTAACGTATTACCGCTCTTCTCAGCCTTTTTAATGTTTTCTTCAATTGCCTTTTGTTTTGTTTCTTTAACACGCTGTTCAAAATTTTGTTTAGCATTTGCTTCATTCTTTTGTTTTTCATGCATTAATTGATTTAATTCTTCTTCCATGTATTCAACACGACCAGTTTTATAAGCTTCTGGATCCCATGGCATCCATAATCCGACTGGACCAACAAATACATCATGATTTGGGTCAATTTCTCTCAACAATTTACATCTTATTTCTGCTTCTTCCATTGATGGATACACGCCTCTTATCTTAATTCCTCTTGTGCTTGTTTGAAAATTATGATTCATACCAAATAATTTATCTAATTCCTCTTCATTGTTATCCAAAAAAGTCTTGTAATCGTCCTCCATACATGATTTAGCAAGTTCATCTTTTTCTTCTTTTACGAATTCTTTAAAATCATTTGAAATGTCGTCAAACGATAGATGATATTTGTATGAAATAAAATTTAAAAATTGAACAAATTTTTCCATTGATTTATTAATATCCCATTTCTTTAGGAATTCTTCAAAATAAAATATCTCCTTTTGTTTGATTATTTTTTCAGGTGAAACAAACGAGATGCATGCAAACTTTTGTCCTGCGATAGGTTTATCTTCTTCTAAAAGGTCTACATATTTACTGTTGGTATTGTTTTGATTGTCTAGTTTTCGCTCAAAACCACTTTTTGCATTTGTTGTATTTATACCTACAGAATCTTTATTTTTTCCCTTGGAAGTTTTACCAGCCATTTAATTTATAATATTTAGCAAACTTTAAGTTTTTATATTACAATATTATATTTTTTTCTTTTTATTTAATATAATGACTGGTTTGATAAACGTCGGCGAATTGATCAAAAGAATCATTAAGTATTTAGTAGAAGGTTTAATGGTAGCTATTGCTGCTTTTGCCATACCAAAACGTTCTTTAAATATTGAGGAAATCATCCTAATTGCTTTAACTGCTGCTGCTACTTTTAGTATCCTTGATACTTATATTCCTAGTATGGGTGTAAGTGCAAGATCAGGTGCTGGATTCGGTATTGGTGCTAACCTGGTAAGATTCCCTGGTGGATTTTAAGTATCAACCTTTGGGAAAGATTGAGCCAAATTGTTTTGCACAACTTTTTTGAAAAGTTGTTAGGTTGAGCCAAATTTTCAACCTTTTGGAAATAATTATAATTTTATCATGTAATATTATAATTAATTAATTATGCGTAAAAGTAGAAGTAGAAATACACGTTCAAATAAAAGAATTAAAACATCCAAAAGAAGAATCAGCCAAAAAAACTACAAAAAGAAACATTCTTTGAAAGGTGGAAATTTTGGTGGAAATTGTCCTGACCCTAATTTTTCTATTTACAATACCAATCTTTTGAAACTATTTCCTTATTCAGCCTTTGGGAAAGGTTGAGAGCCAAATCTCTAACATTGAAAAAAATTTGAACGAATGTGTATAAAAATAATAATATAATAAAAATATATATATTGATCGATGATGATGAAATTAAAAAACATTAATTTAGCATATTTAACAAAAATTTTTGGAACAAAAAATAAAAATCTACTATTATTTTTATTGCTAATTTTAATAATTTTAATAATTCTATTTTTTATTATTCTTTATAATTTTTTTAATATTAACAGAGAAGGACTTGTTAGTCCTACATATATTGAAAATATTATGATGACGGACAATAAACCAATTACTTCTATACAAATAGAGTATGCCGGCGCTCGTGTTTATAGGAGTGACGGTAATAATATAACAAATCCACAATATCACCCAGCAGCAGATAGTTGGATAAATCTTACTGAAATAACTATTTTTGATAAAAACAATAATAATGTTCAGTATTGGACTGGTAATAATAGCATTGCTTTCGCTAATGGCCAAGTTCCAAACGCACCTTTATCGCGTGCATATGATAATGATACAGATATTCAGAATTCATTGTTCCATAGTAATACTTCAATAGATACTTTAACTATTACATTAAATCCAGCTGTAAATATTAGTTCT